CGCAGCTATGGCTGCGGGGGCTCCCTTTTTTGGTGGCGCGGCGGGGGTATGCAGAGTGGGGTGCGGGATAGCAAGACAGATGCACCAGAGGGAAAGGTCAGTGGCGCGGCGGGACAGATGCAAAAAAATGGGGCGGTGTTGGCGGGAAAAGGGCAACCGGAGAGGGGATGGTGCGGAGAAGATGAAGGGGGGCTATGCGATGCATGAGAACAGGAGAGCGCAGGGAGATAGAGAAGGCGTATGGGCCGAGTGCGATCTGTGCGGCGGAGAGATCGGCTGGGGCGAGAGCTACTACCGGGTGGGCGGTGAAAACGTGTGCCGGAGTTGTCTGGCGGATTTTGCCGCCCAGATCCTGCGGGTGTATGAGGTGAGAGGGGGAGAGGACGTATAGGCGGGAGAAAGCGCAGTTCGGAAAAGGAGATACGGAGCTGTCTTGTGGATGCGGCGCGGCAGCTGAACCGCGCCGCATCCACCGCCGCAGAGCGGATGGAGGAGGGGACGGCGGATGTGAAGGAACTGAAGGAACTGGCGGCGGTCCTACAGACGCTGGCGGGGCTGGAGAAGGTGCTGGAGCCACCGCAGACGGTGGAGAAAAAGACGGATAGTACAGTGCGGGTGGTGCTGTCCGAGGAAGCGGAGGAACTGAGCCGATGAGCGGCGTTACCGTGGCACTGGGGACACCTAACCCGCGGCAGAGGGAGTTCCTGCGGTGCCGGAAAAAGTACGTTGCCTTCGGCGGCGCACGGGGCGGCGGCAAAAGCTGGGCGGTGCGGTGCAAGGCCAAGCTGCTGGCGCTGCGGTATCCGGGGATCCGGCTGCTGCTGGTGCGGCGGAGCCTGCCGGAGCTGGAGGCCAACCATCTGACCTTCCTGCGGCGGGAGCTGGCGGAGGTGGCGGAGTACCGGGCAGGCGACAAGCGGTTCGTGTTCGGCAACGGCAGCATCCTGCAATTCGGGTACTGCGGGTGTGACCGGGACTTAGACCGGTATCAGGGAGCGGAGTACGACGTGATCTTTCTGGACGAGGCCACCCAGCTGAAGGAGCTGTGGATGCGGCAGATCGCCGCGTGCCTGCGGGGCGTCAACGATTTTCCCAAGCGGATCTACTACACCTGCAATCCGGGCGGGCCGGGACACGGGTACATCAAGCGGCTGTTTATCGACCGGCGGTACGAGCCGGGGGAGGATCCGGAGGACTACGCCTTCATCCCGGCGAAGGTCACGGACAACACGGCGCTGCTGGCCCGGCAGCCGGACTATCTCAAGACGCTGGAGGCGCTGCCGTCCAAGCTGCGGCGGGCGTGGCTGGAGGGGCGCTGGGACATCATGGAGGGACAGGTGTTTCAGGAGTTTACGGACGACCCGGCGCACTACGAGGATCGCCAGTGGACCCATGTGATACGCCCCTTCGATGTGCCGCGGGAGTGGAGCGTGTACCGGAGCTATGACTTCGGCTACGCCAAGCCCTTTTCCTGCGGCTGGTGGGCGGTGGATCACGACGGATGCGTGTACCGGATCGCAGAGCTGTACGGCTGCACCGCGACGCCCAACGAGGGGGTGCTGTGGACGCCGGATAAGCAGTTTGCGGAGATACGGCGCATCGAGGAGGAGCATCCGCTGCTGCGGGGGCGGCAGATACAGGGGGTGGCTGACCCGGCCATCTGGGACGCCAGCCGTGGCGAGAGCATCTATGAGACGGCGCTGAAGCACCGCATCTTCTTCGTGAAGGGGGACAACCGGCGTATCGCGGGGTGGATGCAGATGCACTACCGGATGAGCTTTGACGAGCAGGGGTATCCCATGCTGTATGTGTTCGAGAACTGTCGGGCGTTCATCCGGACGGTGCCGGCGCTGCTGTACAGCCAGACGGCGCCGGAGGACGTGGATACCAGTCAGGAGGATCATGTGGCCGACGAGAGCCGGTACTTCTGCATGACGCGGCCTATTGCGCCGGTGCGGGCAGAGGCGCGGGAGGTGGCCGAGGATCCGCTTGATCTGCGGTCGGGGCGGTTCGGAAGCTGGGGCGGCGTGAGAAGAATTTGAGGGACGCTGTATCGAACCGTGCAACAAAACGGCGGGAGAACACAGAGACAGCAACAAGGAAAGGACGGTGCATATGGAACAGGAGGTCATGCGGCCGAGGATCGGCGCGCAGGAGGTGCTCCGTGCGGCGGAGATCCTGCGCAAGTACCGGCGCGGCAAGGAGAATCTGGACAAGCGCATCATCGACAACGAGCAGTTCTGGAAGCTGCGGCACTGGGAGCAGATGGAAAAGGCGGGGGAGGGCGGCAATCCCGCCGATCCCAGACCCGCCAGCGGATGGCTGGTGAACTGCATCCTGTCCAAGCACGCGGATGCCATGGACAGCTATCCGGAGCCTACGGTGCTGCCCCGTGAGCCGGACGACCGGGAGGAGGCGGCCAAGCTGACGCGCATCCTGCCGGTGATCCTGAAGAACAACCGGTTCAAGCGGGAGTACGCCAAGGCGTGGTGGAACAAGCTGAAGTCCGGCTGCGCTGTGTACGGCGTGTTCTGGGACGGGGACAAGCTCCACGGGCTGGGGGATGTGGACATCCGCAGCATGGATGTGCTGAATCTGTTCTGGGAGCCGGGGGTGCAGGACATTCAGGCGTCGGAGCACTTCTTCTCCACGGAGCTGGTGCCGGATCACCGGCTGCTGCGGGAATATCCCCAGCTGGAGGGAAAGCTGGGCCGGGGCGGCGGGGCGCAGGTGAGCCGGTATCTCTACGACGACAGGGTGGATACCTCCGACCGGTCGCTGGTGGTGGACTGGTACTACCACACGGAGGTCAACGGACAGCCGGTGCTGCAATACTGCAAATTCGTGGGGGAGACAGTGCTGTACGCCACGGAGAACGACCCGGCCTACGCCGAGAGGGGCTGGTACGACCACGGGAAATACCCCTTCGTGTTCGACGTGCTGTTTCCGGAGGAGGGCACGCCCTGCGGCTATGGGTATGTGGATCTGTGCAAGTCGGCGCAGAAGCAGATCGATCTGATGAATCAGGCGATTTTGAAAAACGCGCTGGCGGCCACCACGCCCCGGTTCTTTATCCGCTCCGACGGGGCGGTGAACGAGGAGGAGTACGCCGACTGGACGCGGCCCTTTGTCCACACCAACGGGAATCTGGGAGCGGATTCCATCGCGCCCATCCGGGTGCCTACGCTGGACGGCGTGTACGTGGCCATTTTGCAGAACAAGGTGGCGGAGATGAAGGAGACGGCGGGCAACCGGGACGTGATGAGCGGCGGTACGGCCGGCGGCGTCACCGCCGCTACTGCCATTGCCGCCTTGCAGGAGGCTGGCGGCAAGCTGTCGCGCAACATGATCGACGACGGGTACGAGGCATTTTCGCAGGTGGTGACGCTGTGCATCGAGCTGGTGCGGCAGTTTTACAGCGTACCCCGGCAGTTCCGGCTGCTGGGACGGGGCGCGGAGCGGCAGTTTGACCTGTTCGACAACGGCGGCTTGCAGCCGCGGCTCATGGAGCTGGGCGGCTACCGGGTGCCGGAGTTCGATCTGGAGGTGGCGGCGCAGAACGAGACGCCCTATAAGACCATGGAGTACAACCAGCTGGCGTTGCAGCTGTTCCAGATGGGCTTTTTCCGGGCGGACATGGCCGAGCAGGCCCTGCGGTGTCTGGACCTGATGGAGTTCAGGAACAAGGACCAGCTGGCGGCAGTGATCCGGCAGGGACGGCAGCGTACCCAACAGGTGGAGTGGCTGCAGGGGCGGCTTATGACGGCGCTGAGGCTGCTGGACGCCCGGCAGGGCTCGCAGCTGGCGGAGGAGCTGGCGCGGGAGATGGGCGGCGCAGAGAGCGGCGGAGAGCTGCACACCGGTGGCCTGCGGACGCCGGATGCAGGCGCCGGTGCGCTGGACACCATGGAGCGGACGCGGCAGCGCTCCCGTGAGACGGTGCGGCCCCGATGATACGGGTGAGAGCTGGCGAACGGCGCATCACGGTCAGCGGCCACGCGGGATACGCACCGGCGGGACAGGATATCGTGTGCGCCGCCGTATCGGCGCTGACATATGCGCTGGCAGGGTATCTGGAGGAGACGGGACAGGCGGCGCGATCGGACATACGCAGGGGCTATGCGGACATCGAGGGCGCGGAGGGCTGCGGCGCAGCCTTTGCGCTGGTGCGGTGCGGCATGGAGCAGCTGGCCGCGGCGTATCCCGGCTGCGTGGAGATGACAGGGTCGTGACCTACCACGGGAAGGAGAGGCTATGAAGCAGCTTTGGATGGACTGGCAGGCATTTGCCGAGGAGGTGGGCGATGCCGGTCAAGAGACGGGCGCGGTGGAAGGCGGGCAGGCGGCTCCCGACGCCGGGGAGCAGGACGATTTCGCGGAGCTGATCCGGGGAAGGTACAAGGCGCAGTTTGATGCCCGCGTACAGAAAATCCTGGACGGACGGCTGCGGGGGCTGCGGCAGGAGAACGCACGGCTGCGGCAGGAGACGCAGGCACACCGGGAGAGACAGGCCGGGGCGCTGCTGCGCTTACAGGCGGAGGAGGAACGGATACGGCAGGTGTATCCGGACTTCGACTGGAAGCGGGAGCTGGCGTCGCCCCGGTTCGGACGGCTGGTGACAGCGGGAGTGGACGGGCAGACCGCCTACGAGATCGTACACCGGCAGGAGCTTTTGCAGGCGGCAATGGCCTATGCGGCGGCGCAGGCCCGCAGCCAGATGGCAAGAGCCATTGCATCCGGCGGCGGACGTGTGGCGGAGAACCGGGGCGGCAGCCGCACGGTGACACGCAGCGACCCGAAAAGCCTGTCCAGCCGGGAGCTGGCGGACATCCGGAGACGGGTGCAGGACGGAGAGAAGATTCGATTCTGAAAACAGGGAGGAAGATAGCATGGAGAAAATGAATTTGCAGATGTTTGCGGGGGAGATGAACACCCAGACCACGGGCGGTCTCAGCGCGGAGATGAAGACCTACTACGGCATGGAGCTGCTGGAGAACGCACGTCCCCAGCTGGTGCATAACCAGTTTGCCGCCACCAAGGGCCTGCCTGTGGGCGGTGGTAAGACCGTGGAGTGGCGTAAGTTCGGCGCCTTCGACAAGGCGCTGACGCCGCTGACCGAGGGCGTGACCCCTGACGGCAGCGGTATCTCCGTCAGCTATATCACCAAGGAGCTGGCGCAGTACGGCGACTACACCACCGTGTCCGATATGCTGGATCTGACGGCCATCGACGATGTGGTGCTGGAGATCACCGACCGCCACGGCGCCAATATGGGTCTGACGCTGGACACCGTGACCCGCAATGAGATCCAGCAGGGCGAGCAGGTCATCTATGCGCCCAGAAAGGAAGGCAGCAGCAGCGCCGAGGTGCTGCACCGCTACGCACTGGACGGTCAGTGCAAGATGACCAGCGAGCTGGTAGCCAAGGCTGCCACCCAGCTGAAGAAGATGAATGCGCCTACCTTCGATGGGAAGTATGTGTGCATCATCCACCCCAGTGTGGCCTTTGACCTGCGCCAGGACGAGGCGTGGATCGCCGCCCACCAGTACGCCGCCGCTACGGAGCTGTTCTCCGGCGAGATCGGCGAGCTGCACGGTGTGCGCTTTGTGGAGACCACCGAGGCCAAGATCTACCGCGGCGGCGATCTGGCGGAGAATGCCCGCACCCTGACGGTCAGCGGCGCGGTGAACAACGGCACCGAGGTACCCTTCACCGGCGGTGCGGTGAAGGCCGACACGCTGGCGGGACGCTATGTGCTCGTCGGCGGCAAGCGCGTGAAGGTGGTCTCCAACACCACCGGCAAGCTGGTGCTGGAGCAGGCTGTCACCGCCACCGACAAGGCGGTGATCTATCCCGGTGAGGGCGGCAAGGACGGCTGTGCCGTGTACGGCTGCCTGTTCCTGGGCAAGGGCGCCTACGGCGTGGTGGATCTCAGCGAGGGTACGGAGGTCATCGTGAAGCCCCGCGGCTCCTCCGGCACCGCCGACCCGCTGGATCAGCGCTCCAGCGTGGGCTGGAAGGGCGTCCACGCCGCCGCTATCCTGTACGATGAGTACATGGTGCGCGTGGAGTGCGGCTCCAGCTATTCCGGCGAGGACAAGGCCAACTGACGCGGCGCGGGAGGGGCGGAAAACCCCTCCCGCCGTGAAGCGGAACTGTGAAAGGAGAAAGGCGTTATGAAAGAGCAGATGGTGACGATCTTCCTGCCCCGCGGCAGAAAGAATGAGGAGAACTTTGTGATCGTGTCCGTCAACGGACGGAGCTGGAAGATCATGAAGGGCGTGCAGGTGCAGGTGCCCGACTACGTGGCGGAGGTGCTGGAGAACAGCCGCATGATGGCGGAGACCGCCCGCCGCTATGTGGACGAGCGCGCCAACTGAGGTGCCGGATATGAGCAGGCTGACAGCGGGGCGGATGCTGGGCAGGGTGGACGCCCTGCTGCCCAACCAGTACAGCAGAGAAGAAAAGATGCGGTGGCTGGCGGAGGCGGAGGGCTTCGTGCTGCGGGAGGTACAGCAGCTGGCGGGGGCGCTGCCGGAGGTAACGGAGGACTATGTGCTGACGGCGGAGGCACCCTATGACCAGATGTACCGGTACTATGTGGAGGCGCAGATCCATTATGCCAACGGTGAGACGGCGCGGTACAATAACGCGGCAGCCCAGTGGAACAACGCCTTTCTGACCTACAAGGACTACTGCTGCCGCACGGCGGCGCCCCGCCGTACCACAGCGGCGCTGCGTCTGTTTTAAGGGGGTGGGGGAATGTTTTTTCCCAAACTGACAGTACCGCCGCAGCAGCGGATCACGGCAGACCGGTTTCTGGGACTGGACCGGCGGGGCGGCAGTCCCATGGGGAGCTTTCAGGAGATGGAGAACCTGTGGGCCGGCGGGTATCCGGTCATGGAGACGAGACCTGCCAGGGGTGTGGTGACCATGCTGAAGGAACCCCACGGCCTGACATGCCGGGATGCGCCGGTGTGGGTGGACGGCCGGACGCTGTTCATCAATGGGCAGAAAACGGGGCTGGTGCTGACCGACGGCGACAAGCAGCTGGTGAGCATGGGCGCGTACCTGCTGATCTGGCCGGATAAGAAGTACATCAACACGCAGGATCTGACGGAGTACGGCGGACTGGAGAACCGTACCGTTACCACGGAAGAGGTGACGGTGTCGCTGTGCAGGAGCAGCGGCGAGGAGCTGGGCAGCTACTCCATCGGGGAGGAAGCCCCTGTGTCGCCGGGAACGGGCAGCCTGTGGATGGACACGGCAGACGGTGAGCCGGTGCTCAAGCGCTATGACGGCAGTTCGTGGCTGGAGGTGGAGAACGTGTGCACCAGAGTGGCAGCCACCGGTATCGGACGGGGCTTCGCTGCCGGGGACGGCGTGACTGTGCGGGGCTGTGAGACAGAGGGCGTGGACGGGCTCCATCCCCTACAGGCGGCGGGTGAGAACTGGATCGCGGTGCCGGGGATGTGCCGAACGGCGGGCAGTCAGACGGCGGCAGTGACGGTGGAGCGTACCATCCCGGACATGGACTTTGTGGTGGAGCAGGGCAACCGGCTGTGGGGCTGCAAGTACGGCATCGTCAACGGAAAGCCGGTGAATGAGATCTACGCCAGCAAGCTGGGGGACTTCCGGAACTGGAATAGCTTTGCGGGCTTGAGCACCGACAGCTATGCGGCGGCCAGAGGCTCCGACGGCGTGTTTACCGGCGCAGCGGCGTGTCTGGGCGGCGTGATCTTCTTCAAGGAGGACTGCATGGAGCGGGTGTATCCCAGCGCGGCGGGCGCCCACCAGATCGTGACGCTGCGGTGTTCCGGCGTGAAAAAGGGCTGCGGCGGCAGCGCGGCGCTGGTGGATGGGACACTGCTCTATGTGGGGCTGAACGGCGTATACGCCTTCGACGGCAGTATGCCGGTCTGCGTGTCGCAGCCGCTGGGAAATGTGCGGCTGGAGGACGCCGCGGCCGCCGGATGGAACGGCCAGTACTGGCTGGCGGCGCGGGACGCTGCGGGCAAGCGCCATGTGCTGGTGTACGACACCGTCCACGGTCTGTGGCACAGGCAGGACGATGCGGATATCATGGCGTTTGCCGTGTGCGACGGGGCGCTGTACGGACTGGAGCGCGGCGGTGCGCTGTTGGATCTGACCGGTGGCAGCGGTACGCAGGAGGAGACGGTGCGGTGGATGGCGGAGACAGGTGAGCTGGGACTGTCAACGCCGGAGAGCAAGTATCTGACGCGGTTGGAGCTGCGGGTGCAGCCGGAGGAGCGGGCGCGGCTGGAGGCGCTTGTCAGCTATGACGGCGGGCGGTGCTGGGAGACGCTGGGGGAGGTCATCGGCGGCGATGGACAGACCCGCGGCTACCTGCTGCATCTGCGGCCCCGGCGGTGCAGACAGCTGCGTCTGCGGCTGAAGGGCGCGGGGCGGTGCCGGATATACAGCCTGTCGGCAGTGTATGAGAAGGGGAGTGACGGCCCGTGAGCACACTTACCATGCCCGCCTGTCCCACAGGCACCTTGCAGCAGCAGGTGATGCAGCAGTATTCCTACCTGTTCCAGATGGTGCAGCAGCTGAATCTGGCGCTGGAGCAGCTGGAGCAGACGGGAGGCGGCGTGCGCCCTGCTTATGTGGCTGCCGCCGGCGGTGCGGCGAGCGGGACGAAGCAGACGGAGGCGGATCGGCAATACCAAAAGCTGCGGACAATGATCATCAAAACGGCGGATCAGGTGCGGCGCACGACGGAGGAGCTGACAGCACGGCTGGAGGAGGAATATGTGGCGGTGTCGGACTTCGGGAGCTATGTGGCGTCCCTCAGCGCCTATCTGGAGGCAAACCCGGAGGCCGTCACACAGTATTACAGTTTTTTCTCCGACCTGAAGACCAATGTGGAGGCGGTGGACGCCGCTTTTCAGCACTATAAAGTGGGCACGGAGGGGTATATCCGCACGGGCATCGTCTATTACGACGGAGCGGTACCGGTGTACGGCGTGGCGGTGGGACAGGATCTGACCTGCCGGGAGGTGGACGGTGACAAGGTCGTGGAGCAGAACAACTTCCGGGCGGTGTTCACAGCCACGCGGCTGTCCTTCTGGCAGGATGCCACGGAGGTGGCCTATGTGTCCAATAACCGGCTGTATATTACCAATATCACGGTACTGGGCGGTATCGCCATTGGCGCATGGAGCGTGGAGGCGGCGGAGAGCGGCCTGACATTTCGATGGATCGGAGGGTGAGAGATGAGCATCACACTGGATACGGTGAACTGGGGGAGCGCACCGAATATCGGTGTCACGTTCTCCTATGACAGCCAGCGGTCCGGGCAGGATATGCGCTACCGCATCTATGCGTCACTATCGCCGGTGACGGGCGGCTCTTATTTCGGTTATCCCGTTTATATCTCACTGTACCTGGACGGGGCGTGCGAGGTCAGCGGCGCTACGGTGAAGGCGGCGCTGCCGGAACGGTGGAGCAGCAGTATTGAATACGACAGCGGGTGGATCACGGTCTCCGGGAAAAGCGGCGGCACCACGGCGCTGACGGTGCGGCTGTACAGCGGCTCCGGCTCCAGCCGTGACCAGCGGTACAACTATTCGCTGGAGGTGGAGCCGGGCAGCTCGCTGGAGGATTTCAAGCTGGCAGCGGGGGATGCCACCATCGGGCAGACGGGGACGCTGACGGTGACGAAGCCGGGCGGCGGCTATGAGTTCCGGTTCTCCTATACCTTTGGCGGCAGCTCGGGTACATTGAGCGGCGCTTCGCTGAAGCAAGTAAGCTATACGGCGGCGAAGGCGGTATATCAGTGGGCGGTGCCTGCCGCGCTGGCCAATCAGATCCCCGACGCACTGTGGGGCGTGGGCACCATGACCATGGCGATCTACGACGGCGGCGACTATATCGGCAGCGTGCAGGCGTCCTTTACCGCCTATGTGCCGGAATCCATGCGGCCTACGGCGACCTTGCAGGTGACGGTGGTCAACGACAATGCGGTGGTGAAAGGGTGGAATCTGTGCTTGCAGGGAGTGAGCCGCCTGCAATACACCGTGAAGGCGTCCGGTAAGGGCGGTGCGTCCGTGAGAACGTGCAGCTTCAGCTTTGCGGGGCAGACGGTGACGGGTACCTCCGGCACCACGGCACGCATCGGCTCAGCGGGCACCATGAAGCCATCCGTCACAGTGACGGACAGCCGCGGACGGTCGGCCACGGCGACGGGCAGCGCCATCAAGGTATATGCCTACCACCTGCCGGTGATCTCGGCCAGCAGCGTGGTGCGGTGCGGCGCAGACGGCGGTGCGGCGGATGACGGCGCGTATCTGAAGGTGCAGTGTAAGGCATCCTGCGCCGATGTGGAGAACCGAAACACGGTGAAGATACAGGTGCGTTACCGCCCCATGGGCGGCGACTGGAGCGGCTATACGGCACTGAGCAGCGGGGTGGAGAAGCTGATCGGCGGCGGTCTGGCGGCCACGGCCTCCTACGAGGTGGAGCTGTCTGCCATGGATACGGTGGGCAGTGTGCGGACGGTGCGGTATACGGCGTCCACGTCTCAGGTGACGCTGCATCTGCGTAACGGCGGAAAGGGCGCGGCCTTCGGCAAATACGGGGAGCGGGAGGCGCTGGAATGCGCGTGGCCGGCGGTGTTTTACGGGGACGCGGAGGTGGCCGGTGAATTGACGCTGGGCGGCAGGCCGCTGACAGAGGTGCTGTGGCCGGTGGGCAGTGTGCGATTCACTGCGGAGGATGTGCCGCCGCAGCCCTCACCGGAAAACGCGGTATGGGAGAGCGCCGCCACCGGCATCGAGGGGCTGTACGCATGGCGCAGGATCACATGAGGAGAAAGGACGGAACGAATGGCATCCATATACAGAATGGTGGCATACGGCTCGCAGGGCGACGCGGTGCGGCAGCTGCAAGGCGAGCTGAACAAGCACGGCTATCAGTTGAACGAGGACGGGATCTTCGGCAAGAAGACGAGATCCGCCGTGCGGGATTATCAGAGGAAGAACAATCTGCGGCTGGACGGTATCGCCGGCGACGAGACGTGGGGCAGCCTGATGGCGCCTGCTCCGGCAGAGCCGGAGGCACCGCCTGCGCCTGTAGCCAAGCCGTCGGCAAGGACGGCACGGGAACTGGAAAGACTGGAGAAGGGCTATACGCCCTCGGCGGATGTGACGGCGGCGCTGGCGTACCGCGACAGCGTGGCGGCACTGCGGCCTGACGCATACAAATCTGCCTGCGGACAGCAGCTGGCGGCGCTGTACGACGACATGACGGGCCGGGAGCCTTTTTCCTACGAACCGGAGGAGGACGCCGCCTTTGCCCAGTATGCCCGGATGTACCGGCAGAAGGGACGCACCGCCATGGAGGATACCATGGGGCAGACGGCGGCGCTGACCGGCGGTTACGCCTCCAGCTATGCGGCGGCTGCGGGGCAGCAGGCATACGAGCGGTATATGCAGGAGCTGATGGCCATGCTGCCGGAGTTTCGGGAGCAGGCGCAGAAAACCTACGACCGGGAGGGACAGGCCCTGCGGGAGCAGTATGACCTGCTGGACAGACAGGAAAAGCAGCAGTATGACCGCTGGCAGGATGATCTGTCCGCGTGGGAGCGGCAGTACGCACAGGCACAGGCACAGTACGACAGCGCCGGGCAGCAGGACAGAAAACTGTATGAAACGGCGCTGGCCCACTACCGCAGCATGGCACAGCAGGAGCAGAAGCTGTCCGCCTCCGGCGCGGAGGTGGACCGAGGCGAGACAACGGTCTCCGGCGGGGAGTCGCTCAGTTCCACAGCGGCGGACAGCCTGTACCGGGCGATGGGGAACTATCTCAAGAGGGGAAAGACGCAGGAGGCCGCGGCGCTGCTGGGACAGTACAGCGGCCGCATGACCCCTGCGCAGAGAAAGCGCTTTGAAAAGCTGTTCACCAGCCATGGACAGCCAGCGGCACTGTGACCGACTGGGAAAAACTGTTGCATTCACAGACGGTGTATGATACTATATCGTCGGCGCAGTGGTGCGGGGCGGCGTGTGCGCTGCCCCGCATGCTTTATAAGCACTGCCGAAAGGAGAAAAACATGGAGAAAAAAGGAAATTTCCTGCGTAGAACGGCAGGCCTGATGGCGCTTCTGCTGGCCCTGAGCCTTTTTGCGGCGGGGTGCGGAAAAAAGCCCGTTGAGCCGGATGCACCGGATACGCCGGATGCGGACACGCAGCCCAAGCCCACGGATATCGTGTTGGTGGAGCCGGACGCCCCGGAGGTACCGGTGGATTTTGAGACGGCGCAGAAGACGTGGCCTGACGTCTACGCCTATATGAAGATCCCCGGCGCCAGCAACATGGCCATCCGGGAGGGCAACTTCCTGGTGCAGCGGCCCGGTGACGACGACTATTATCTGAACCGCGACTTGGACGGCAAGGACAACAAGGCCGGTACGATGTACACACAGGCCAGCCTGAATAAGCCGGATATGAGCGATCCCGTGACGGTGATCTATGGCCACAATATGCGTAACGGTACCATGCTGGGCGGACTGCTGAACTACGCCAACGCTATGCACTTCGAGGATAAGCCGGTGGTGGAGATCTATCAGCCGGGACGGAAGATGACGTACCGTATTTTTGCGGCGATCCCCTATAACAGCAGCCTGATCCTGGGGAACCACGATTTCACGAATGAACAGGAGTTCACGGATTTCTTCGCAGCGCTTGGCAAGGCGGCTGCGGATAAGAACTACACCAGCACTGATGACAAAAATGCGTTTTGCCCGTTTGTCGGCAGCGTACATGTGAACACCGACGATCTGCCGGTGTGGGGCGATAAGGTCATCATCATGTCCACCTGCATCGGCGACGACCGGTATCGCTATCTGATGCTGGCCAAGCTGGTGGAGGATTCCAATGAACCGTTGGAGATGACCCGCGAGGAGGCTGAAAAGGCAGGTCTGACCGATCACATCATCGGCCTGGCACCGGCGAAGGACGCGGCGGACGGCGCGGACGCCTCCGCTCCGGCGGGGACGGATACGGCGAAGCAGGATGCAGCCAAGACCGATACCTCGAAAAAGGGCAATTGAACAAAAAGACAACCGGAACGTAAAAAAAGCCTCTCCCACATCGCAAGGGTGCTCATAAGACAGTAATTCTAAAAATTACGAAATGAGCATCTGTCAGGCAGGGTTGGACAACGAAATAATGGGTATCTGGTGAGAGCCGGATACCCGTTATTTTTTTGCCGTCACGAAAAGCAATAGATTTATTCACAGCTTTCAGGTATAATCTCCTTAAATCAATCCTATCCCATCCATTCCGAGATTTTTTCAAAAAATCTCAAAAAAGTTTGAAAGTATTGGAACAATTCGGCCCTTCTCATGCCATATATAGTAGAGGGCTGAATGCAGAAGCGATTGGAGGTGACGTTGATGGACAAGCAGACAGGCCCGAACGATTTTCTTGTGGTGCTGCCCGGTGAGATCATCGAGATACCGCAGGACAGCGACAAGTCATGGCTGACCCTGTTTTACAGCCTACCGAGGGAACTTGCGGAAAAGTGGAAGCCAGCCTACGATCTGCCCCGCTCCCCCTATGAAGTTCTGAGAACGGACAAGTATGACCACATCGTATGTGACGATATGTTCAAGCTGCTTGTGTGGGACTGCTACGCATGGAGCGCATGGCAGTTTTTCCAAGTCAAAGACCGCAAGGGCAATTATCGTGACATTCCCGGCAACTGGAATCAGTATGCAGGATACTTCCCATTGTGGCGGCTGTCGTACAGCATCATTCCCTATATCCGAATGAAGTTTGAGCAGCACGGGCTGGGCTTTCAAAACCTATACAATATCCCGCAGGGTGTGGAAGTGCCGTGGCTGACCTATCAGCAGTTCAGCAATCTGATCGGTAATGTCACCGACATGGTGATTGCAGAGCAGAACTGGCAGCCAATGATCGACGCGATCTGGGAAAACCGCACCGTAGAGGACTACGAAACCACCGGCAGCACCGTCAAGACCGATTTCATGCGAAAATGGCATCACAATCGCTCCGGCAAGCCGATTTCTCTTGACGAGATGATGGAGAATGAGGACGGCGATATTTTTGAGGTTGCCGATCCTCGCGGCGAGTTTGAGCAAAAGGTGATTTCCGAAATGCAGATCGCCGCCTTTGCCGAGCAGAGCATTACCGAGAAAGACAGGGAAATATTAAAGCTGCGCATGGACGGCTTGACCGAACAGGAGATTGCGGACAAAGTTGGCTACAAGACTGCCAGCGCAGTCCATAAGCGGATCGCCAAAATTGCGGGAGCCTATGAGGACTATGTGACAGCGGAGTATCAGAAGTATTTGGACAAGTAAACAGACGCAGAAGCGGCAGCAGTTACCGAAATGGTAGCTGCTGCTTTTCA